ATTAAGATATTTCCAACAAACTTCACCTAAAACTTTACAAGAAGATATAAACAAAGATTTATTTCCTATGAATTGGAGTTATCCTCTTAATAATGAAACCAAAATAGATGAAGAGTTCGGTATGGTATTAAAGCCGTACAAAACTAATAGTATGGAAAAAGTATTTGCTTGCACGGTATCACATGCAAGGCTTTGGAAACTCTGCGTAGAAACATCAGAAGAAATTATGATACTAGAACACGATGCTATCTTTACGAGAAAGATAGAAAAATTTGATTGGGAAGGTGGAGTGATAGGTTTAAATGATCCAAGAGGCGCTACATATTCTTCTGGTAAATTTAATAGTATAGTAGCAAGTAGTAATGGAATTAAAGAAGCACCATGGATTGAAGATCCATTAAGTATGCCACAAGGATTAGCTGGAAACTCAGCATATATAATAAAACCTTATTTTGCAGAAAAACTTTTAAATAAATTAGAAGAAAAAGGTGGTTGGCCAAATGATGCCATAATGTGTAAACAATTTTTTAAAGGCGAGCTTAAAGTAGTTTATCCGTACTACACAACTGTACAGGGAGTGCAATCAACAACAACGCTATGAGAATGTTTGTAATAACAATAATGGAAAACGAAAGATCAGTACAGGTTGCTGACAGATGCGTTAAAAGTGGTCAAGTGTTTGGTTATAAGATAGAAAAGCATCCTGCGTATTCTCCACAAAATTGTAATGTAAATCAAGAACTTGATAATTTAAATTATGATAGATCTGGATTTATAGAAAAATATAGTAGACCAGAAAACTGCATAGCTGGTTTTTTAAGTCATCATAGCTTGTGGATGAAGTGTTTAGAGTTAAACGAACCAATAGTAATTTTTGAGCATGATGCAGTTGTTACGAATGATATACCAAATCTCGTACTATTTGATATTTTAAATTTAGGTAAACCTTCTTATGGCAAGTTTAACACGCCAACGTTTATAGGTTATGGTTCTTTAGTTTCAAAACCGTACTTCCCAGGCGCGCACGCGTACAGGATAACCCCTAAAGGAGCAGCAGATTTAATTAACGAAGCGCAGTTTAGCGCTGGACCAACTGACATATACATACATTCTAGTAAGTTTACATTAGGTGAGTTTTATCCATGGGTAGCTGAAGCAAGAGATAGTTTCACTACTATACAAAGAAAAGAAGGTTGTTACGCAAAACATAATTATGGTGAGACATATGAAATCTTATGATAAAGCTTTCGTAACAGGTTGCGATGAAAATCATGAGTGGATGCTTGAGTGGTTTTTTAAAAATTATAAAAAGCACATGAAAGATGTTCCACTTGTATTTGCTAATTTTGGTCTAACGCCAGACGGACTAAAAAAAGTTCGTGAAAACGTACATGCGGTAATGAACCTAAAACCGTTTGATGAAGAAGGCTGGTTTAAGAAGCCGATGTCCATGATAAAATGTCCTTCTAAAAAGACAATATGGATTGACTTAGATTGTGAGATAAGAGACGATATAAGTAATTTATTTAACATGTTAAAGCCAAACATGTTAAACATGGTAGAAGATAAACCTTGGACGATGAGAGGTCAAGAACTATGGCACAATTCTGGAGTTGTTGGATTTATAGACAAACCTACAATATTATACGATTGGGCTAAAGCGATAAGAGCTAATCCAGTTCAAGGAGATCAAGAGGTATTACATTTATTACTTAACCCTATAACAAAGATTAAATATATAAATGATATACCAAACGAATATAATGTGTTAAGATTACAAGTTGAGACAGACGGATATGCAGGAGCAATAAAGGTCATGCATTGGACAGGACAAAAAGGAAAGAATAAGATAAAGGCTATGTTATGAAAAGAGTCGTACACTTAGTTGGAAACGGAGATAACGCTTCTTTATTTTTTAAAGAACCTAGACCAGGGATGAAGCTAACTTGTAATCTTCCACCTTTTAATGTTGCCGGAACTTATGCCTCGGTCATAGTTGATTTTAAGATGATGAAAGCAATGCAAGAAGGATCCATACAAGTCCCAGGAGAATGGATACTTGGAATGAGACCTAAGATACACATGGAAAAAAATGCCACTTTTTACTTGCGGCATTCTCATCAAGTAAAAGAATTTTATACCGTTCTTCCAAAATATGTAGCAAACTATACTGACTTTAACTGTGGTCATATGGCCTGTCATTACGCAGCGAATAAAGTTAAAGCAGACGAAGTACATCTTTATGGATTTGATTCTATATTTGATTTTAATCTAAGAAGTTGTTCTGATTTTTATCTTGGCTCAGACAGAGGTAATCAAAACAATAATAGACTAGCAAATAACTGGAGACCAGTATGGGAAAATATGTTTAATGAGTTTCCAAACACAACTTTTTTCCTTCATCATATACACGATGCCATTAAAATAAATAAAGGTAATAACGTTAAGATAATTACATATGATTCCAAAGCAGTAGTACCACAAAACATATAATTAACATGTTAAGTGTAAAGTCCTTTACATTTGCATAAATGTGTGGTATAATAGAACTATAATTGAAAAGGAGTCAAAATATGGCTAAGAAAAAATCTAACGTAATCGATTTTAAAAAAGCAGCCGCTAAAAAATTTAACGAAGAAAACGAAATAGTATTTACTATCGAAGGCGAGGGTTATCAGCTCGGTGAAATGGTTCATCAAGCCCATAATGATAATGGTATGGAATTTGTATTTAAGTTGGAGGAATTTGACGATGATAGCGACGAAACCATTCACTGAACTAGATCTACTAAAAAAGCAATTAGCAGAAGAAACTAAAGAAAAGTACGCTTTGTATAAGAGAATCAAAGAACTTAATGAAGAACTTCGTGCTATAAAAAATAAAAGTCCAGAATTATCAACTGATTCTGGACCAAACGAGATACAGAGAAATAGAACATGATTAACATGTTAAGTGAAAAAATTCAAATAAGTGAAAAAAAACGTTTACAAACGCAAAAAAGTATGGTATAATATATCTATAAAATGGAAAAAGAAATGATAAAAAGAATAGGAGAAAATCAAAATGACATAGCTACAAGTAACCGACAGGGTGTTGTGATGGACAATGAGATAACGAGAAGCACACCGGGATTTACAGGTTTGGTACCACCCAGGGAATCAGCGTCGGAATGTAAAACGTATCCCACCTTATCATGGGGCCGATTGGTCGGTAAGGTGGATGTCTTGACAACGGCCCCAAAGAATTTGGAAATGGCTAATGCCTAGTCCATCCGAACTTCAATCAATGCTTCCACTATTATTACAACTCCTCTTCTTCGCGGTAGCTGGAGCATTGATTGTCGGTACATTCGTTTCTATTATTGGTTTCATGTTTAGACATGCATTGATAATAATTATTTTAATAATTTTAACTTTTTTCCTTTACAATTATGAAAAAATGTGGTAGAATATAAGTATAATAAAAAAAGGACTATATTATGACAATGCACTTAATGCCAATATATTATAACAATAATAACAGTAAAAAAAGAAAACAAGCTTTTAAAAAGCCTGGGTGGCAAAAAGCTCAAGCCGAGCATGACGCATGGCTTATGAAACGTGGTGTACACCCGTCACAACTTAAAAACAAAACAAAGGATGCAGGAATTAAAGCTCCTAACTATAAGGAGCATTCACGAGCTCTACCAACTAGTGACTACACCGGTCGTATTGTTGGTAAGTCAAAAAAGAATGCGTATACTGGTACATTTATTACTGGTATCGCAACCATGCACAAGTCAAACATGGTGCCTGTAAGTAAAAATGCTGACGCAAAAGAATATGCTACGATGAGACGTAATTAACATGTTAAGTGAAAAAATAAAAAAAACGTTTACAAATGCAAAAAAGTATGATAGAATATATCTATAAAATAAAAAATTAGGAGTTGAAATGTTTAATTATCATAATATTATCAGACAGTTAGAGGCAATGTCGCCAGCTCACCAAGATGAGTTTGCTCAAGTACTTATCGAAAAAAATAGTGGATTGGCTGCTGCCATATCTACTAAGATCAATATTGCTCATCAAGATAAGTATTACACCGATACTGAAGCAATGGATGCATCTCTTAAATCAAGAGGTCATGCCTAATGAAGAATCCTATATCAAAATATTTAATGTGTGCATACGCTTACTACGAGCTTGATAAGCCACTTATCTCAGATACAGAGTTCGACATGTTAGCAAAAGAGATACTTGAAAACTGGGATAACATCGAGCATATGCATAAGCACTTATTAACTAAAGACATGTTAAAAGCAGGTACGTATTTAGGAGAGTACCCTAACATGGTAAGAGGCGCAGTCGGAAATTATATGAAGGAGTTGAATAATGGGATTAACCGCACTTAAAGGAAAAAAGTCTAAAAAGAAAACAATCAGATCTAAAGCACGTACTGGCTTAGCTGGCGTACCAGTTGAAAAAGGTTTTGACGCAGTCAAAGAATATTTTCATTTAGAAGTAGATAAAAAAGACTGTATCAGTCAAGTTAAAGCATGGGTTAAGAAAAACTTTCCTCAACCAGCAAAGTATATCTTAAGTCATCCAGAATGGAAGTTTAATATGACTCATCATGCAGCTACTGCATTTTGGTATAATAACGATCTATATAAAAATAATGATCTTGGTAGAGATAAAGCCAAAGAATTTTTAAATGGATTATTTGATTATGTCATACCTTTAATTGAAACTGGTAAAGAGTTATATAAACAAAAAAGATCAGAACAAAAAGCTAAATCTAATGTTATTAGTATCTCACCACAAATGAGATTAGAAAGAAAAATTAGAAATACCATAATGCAAGAATTACTTGAACTAGAAGACCAGTGGATAGAGGGTGAGGATGCCACTATTAATCTTTATGATAGATTCAAGTATCACGGCTTAACAAATACTGCAATAAGTCACGTTAAGCCTCAGGTTGAGGGGTGGCTTCTAGATTATGAAGACGCCTATTATAAAAGATGTGAACAGGCTGTTGAAGGCTACTCCCATGTGAAAAAGTCATCCCTCAAACACCGAATTGACGTATGTAAGTCTATGTTAGAAGACATGGAAAGAATTAAGTCAGCTTCTAAGGCTACTAGAACTATTAAGATTAGTAAACCTAAAGCGGCTGATAAACAAGTCTCTAAGATGCAATACAAAAAAGAAGATAACGACTTTAAGATCGTGTCAATACATCCAATACAAATTATTGGTAAGAGAAGACTATACACGTTTAACACAAAACACAGAGAGCTCAATATGTTTTATACTGACGATCCAAAAGGATTTCAAGTATCAGGTTCAACTTTAAAAAGGTTTGACAAAGAGCAATCTATAAAGATTAGGTTGAGAAAACCTAATGACATTCTACCTTTGGTACTGAACAAAACTCCTATTCAACTCCAAAAAGAGCTATCAGCTCTTAAAACAAAGGTTCAAGTACCAAATGGTAGAATCAATAACGATACAATATTATTAAGAGTTTTAGACAAATGAAGTTAGAAGATCAATTTTTAACTAAGTCTAAATTTACAAAGCTTATCGAAAAAACGGTAGCCGAACTTAAGATTCCATACATGGATGCTATCATCAAGGTATGTGAAAACAACGATATCGAAATGGATGATGTAAGAAAATTTGTATCACCCGTTATCAAAGATAAGCTTGAGGCAGAAGCAATGGAACTAAACTTGTTACCAAAGAAGAATTCTATTGATGAGTCTTTATTTAAATAATGTATATATA